GAGGTTGACGCAGACATCACGCGTGACGAGGCCGACCAACTCGAAGCCGGTTGGACCGAAAAAAACGGTGGCCGCAATCGCACACCAGCCGTCCTGGCAAACGGCATCCGATACAAGCCGCTCAGTTTCAGCGCATCCGACCTTGAGCTCATTGACGCACGCCGCTACTCGGCGCAACAAATCTGCACGCTCATGCGTGTGCCACATCACATGATCGGTGTGGCCGGTGCGTCAGGTAACTCACTGACGTACAGCAACGTCACCCAGGACTCAATTCAGTTTGTGCGCTACACGTTGCGGCCGTGGCTGTCCCGCGTCGAGCAGGCCGTATCAACCCTGTTGCCTCGAGGCCAAGAGGCACGGTTTGTGTTGGACGACCTGTTACGCGCCGACACTGTTGACCGGTTCAACGCCTACAAAACTGCGATTGAAGCAGGATTTTTGACCGTGGACGAAGTGCGCATGATGGAGGACCTAACCGACGCAACGACCCCTGACCTGCAGGAGCAAACGAATGGCTGAAATCGTCAACCGGACCGTTGAGGTGGCCGGTTTTGAAATTCGTGAGGACGACGACGGGCACCACCTGGTTGGCATTGTCGCACCGTTTGGCGCGCTGTACGACGCAGGCGCATACCTTGAGCGGTTCAGTCCAACAGCGTTTGACAAAACGATTGCGGAGCGTGGCAGCCGTGTCCCGCTGCTCGAGCAGCACGCTACCGACCGCATGCCAATCGGCCGCGCCGCTCGCTGGGAAAAAACCAACGACGGCCTCATTGCTGATTTTTTGCTGGCCCGCACACAACGCGCCGACGAGGCCCGCAGCCTCGCAATGGACGGATTCGTCACCGGTTTCAGCGTCGGTTTTATTCCGATCCGCACGCAAACATCCGAAATGAACGGCAAACCGTTGCGGACCCGCACCGAGGTTGCGCTTGATCACGTCGGTTTCGTCCGAAATCCTGCGTACGCCGAAGCACAGTTGTTGTCGGTGCGCTCGTACGATCCTGACGACGCGGACCAGGTGCCACGCCTTGCCAAATACCGGCACCTGCTTAGACAACTTGAGGTGGACTGATGGCCAACTATTTTGCGCACACCGCCACCACATCTGCCACCAGAGTGTTGGACGCTGACAGCATCAACCGTGAAGTGTTCATGCAAATCATTGGCAACACCACCGTGTATCTTGGTGACGACGACCAGGTAACAATCAGCAACGGTTTTCCTATTGCGAAACATGAGGCCCCGATCCGTGGGCTGCTCGGCGCAAGTCAGGAACTGTGGTGCATCGTAGAAACCGGCACCGAATCGCTGCGGCTGTTTACCACCGTGGACTAAACACGAAAACAAAACTGGCCTGTGTAACATGATCGGCAGACCGCCGACGATTACGCCGCCACGCGCAATGGCACCTGATTGTCACTGTCAGAACCCAACCCGACTCTGACCAGGAGACAAACCACATGCGACTGCTTGACCAGTTGGTCACCGAGCGTGCCGACATTGCCACTGCCGTTGAGGCCGTGCTTGACCGTGCCGCCGAGGAGACCCGCGACCTGACCGAGGCCGAGGACAAGAACCTCGGAGACCTCACCGCCCGCGCAAAGGACCTTGATGCCCGCATCGCCGACCTGCGCGAAATCCAGATCAGCCACCTCGAGGCCGCCAAGTTGCGCGCCGAGGTTGCCGCCACCGACGAGCCCGAGGAGCCGAAGGCCGTGAACCGCGTTGACGTGAAGTCCGAGCCTCTCACCTACGAGGAGAAGAGCCCGCACTCATTTTTCCGCGACTCGTATGCCGCCGAATTCCTCGGTGACCAGGCCGCGCGCGAGCGCCTGAACCGTCACCAGTCGGAAATGGCCATCGAGCACCGCGACTCGGGATCGTCCAACTTTGCCGGTCTCGTCGTCCCGCAGTACCTCACCGGCCTTGCCGCTCCGTTCCTCCGCGCCGGTCGTAACACGATGGACGTGGCCAACCAGTTGCCGCTGCCCGCCAACGGCCTGACCGTGAACGTGTCGCGCCTCACCACCGGCTCGAGCGCTGCCGCGCAGGATGGCGACAACGGCGCTGTCACCGAAGCCACCCCTGACGACACGCTCCTCACCGTCAACGTCCGCACCTATGCGGGCATGGTGGACGTGTCCCGCCAGGCCATCGAGCGTGGCACTGGTGTTGACGGGCTCCTGTCCGCCGACCTGGTGTCCGCGTACAACTCGGCTGTCAACGCTGACGTGATCAACGGTGCTGGCACCTCCGGTACGCACCTCGGAATCCTCAACACCTCGGGTATTGGTGACGTTGACGCTGACGACGCGTCCCCCACGGCCGTTGAGACCTTCCAGAAGGTCATCAAGGCGATCAGCACCGTCACCGCTGCCCGTTACACGCAGCCTGACGTGATTATCATGCATCCGCGTCGCTGGGCGTACCTCACCGCTGGCCTCGATTCCTCGAACCGTCCGCTGGCCGGTATCCAGGGCAACTCGGGCCAGAACATCGTTGCGCTCGGCAACCCTGGCGCTTACGGCACTGCCGCTGGCGAACTTGCCGGTATTCCCGTCGTCGTTGACGCGGGCATCCCGACGAACCTCGGTGCTGGCACCGACGAGGATGCCATCATCGTGGCCAACCGCGCCGACCTGGTGCTCATGGAGCAGGCCGCCAGCCCGCTCATGCTGCGCTACGAGTCGGTTGGCTCGGGCACCCTCACCACCCGCATGGTGGTGTTCGGGTACAGCGCGTTCACCGCTGGCCGCTACCCAGGCGGCATCTGCAAGGTTCAGGGCACGCTGCTCAGCGCCACGCTCTGACCTAACCCGCGAGTGGCAGCGGCCCTGCACCCCTCCACAGGGCCGCTGCCACACCTCGAGGAGTAACGATGAGCGACAAATACACACAAAACCTGATTGCCAGCGGTGCCGATCCGGTGCTCGTCGGCAAATTTCAGCAGGTGCCCGCACCGCAACCCGCTGCTGAGCCCGCTGAGGCCGCTGAGGAGCCGCCTAAGCCACGCAAGGCTGCTAAGCGCACCACTAAGGCCAAGTAATGGCCTACACGACCACAGCGCTTGTCAAAGCGTCGTTGGGCATCCCGCTCGCAGCGACTGCTGAGGACACTGCCATACAGGCCGCGATTGACGCGGCCGCAGCCCTCATTGATAACTACACCGGCCGCACGTTTGAAACGGTGACCGAGGCGCGCACCTATCTGCCGCGCACCGCATCAATTGTTGACGTTGACGACATTGCCACAGTCAGCGGTTTGGTTATCAAAACCGACGAGGATCAGGATGGCACGTTTGAAACCACGTTGACCGTGACCACGGATTACGTGATCGTCAAAAACTCGGCACCGTTCCGCCAAATCACCAACGTCAACCGTGGCTGGCCGCTGTCACTGTACGGACGGCCAACCATCGAGGTGACCGCAACCTGGGGATACGGCACCAGCGTGCCTGACAACATCAAACAGGCCGCGCTGCTGATGGCTACACGCCTGTTCCAACGCAAAGCCAGCCCGCTCGGATTTCAAGCCGGTGCCATCAGCGAATTTGGACCGGTGCGCATCAGCCGCACTGATCCCGACGTGGCCGCGCTCCTGCAGGGCACCAAACTGTTTGGCGTTGGCTGATGGCCGACTACGGCACCATCAAAACCGCGCTGGCCGCCAACCTTGAGGCATCCGCCAACCTGCTGGTTGTCTACACACAGGTGCCTGACAACTACGTGGCACCGTGCGCAGTGATCGTGCCAGGCGACGACCCTGCCACCTACCATCAGGCGATGAGCGGGCAAGGTTTCACCCGTTTTGAATTCAAAGTGCAAATTTTGCAGCAACGGTTTGACAGCAACTACAGCCTCGAGGCGTTGGACGTGTTCGTCCACGGCCCCGACAGCGTTGACGCGCTGATCCGCGCTGACCGCACCCTCGGAGGTGTCGCAGCCGACAGCATCTGCACCCGCTGCGCCAATTTGGGCCAAGTGCTCGCAGGTGATGACGTTTTCCTCGGCGCTGAGTTTGACGTTGACGTTATGGTTGCACCATGAACTACAAGGTGACCAGCGACCGTTTGCAGTGGGATGCAGGCCAAATCGTCACCGAGGATGACCTCGACGGCTGTAATATCGAGGCATTGCTCGACGGCGGCCATTTGGCAAAGGCGCGCAATACCAAACCGGACCCCGAAACAACCACTGAGGAGAACCAGTGAGCCAAATCGTTTTGACCGATGCATCGGTCAC